AGGGCTGCGAGCACTACGACGGCAAGGCGTGCAAGCAATGCGGGTGCCCGGTCGTCCGAGAAAAGCAGTTCATCAGCAAACTGGCGTGGGCGGATCAGTCCTGCCCGGTGGGGAAATGGGGGCCGGTCGCGAAAGCGGCCGAGAACGCCGGAAAGTAGGTCTGGGCCGGACATAAATCTAGCGAGGGATGTCCATGACGCCTATGCAAATGACTCGCTATACCGGCCCGTCGTACTCGCAGAGCGGAAGCTCTAGCACTTCGTACGACTACGCCGGGCTGGACGAACACATCAAGCGGCAGGATGCCCTTGGGGCGGCCCGGGACGAGAAGTTCAATGCCCTGTATTCGGGCGACGTCCAGGCTGGGGTCGGGGCTGGCAATCGCATTCGCGACCTACTGAAAGCCGTCCGCGCCCACGCTCCCGGTGCTGACGAACGCGATCCGCATCACATCGTCAATCCGCTGGTTCGGATTTCCAGCACTAGCGGATCCAGCAGCATGTCTGGCGATTCGGGCAGCGGCGAGTTCATGCCGGAGGCTCCTGGTGTTGAGCCGCAGGTGCCGCCAGCCAATGCAGCTCTGGGCCGCAGGCCCAACAGATTCGCTGGTCAGGTCTAGGAGCAAGAGCAATGGCCGGATATGGCGCTATGGGGCTCGGGGCCTACGACACCCACAACATGGAGCATGAGACCACGCGCAAGCAGAAGCAGGCGTGGGCCCAACAGCAGGCCGCTGCACAACAGCAGCAGCAGGCCAACTGGAACCAGGGTCGCGAGATGTTTGAGCGTGGCCTGCTGGGCCAGGAGCAGGCCCGCAAGCAGTACGACTCGCAGACGGCTCGGGACATCGGCGGCCAGAAGTACCAAGTGCTGGGCGGGCTGCTCAAAGGCATCGTCAGCGGGAACGCCAGCGGCATGGATGGATATGGCGGCGGCACGGGTTGGCAGCGAACCATGCGACGGGGGTGAATGCCGTGCAAGCCAAGCCTGCTGGCGGCCTTTTGGGCGGCCTCTCCAAGAACCCCAACGTCAGCGCCTATGCCAAGGGGCGGCAGATGGAGAACGCCGCCGCTCTTGGCTTCGAGAACGCACAGCGGTCACAGAAAGCGGACGTTGACCAGATGCAACAGGAGAGCAGCCAGCGGCAACTGCGGTCGTCGAATGCTGCGTCGCAGGCCGCCAATCAGTCGCAGGAGCGCATCGCGGCCAGCAATGCGAACACGCGATCTTCGGTGTTCGACACCTCGATGGGTTTTGACTACGCCGCCCTCCAAAAGCGGCGCAACCTGGACTTGCAGCAGGCGTTGCTCAACGGCGTGGCCAGGAGCTTCTGATGGCCATTGGCGCCGATTCATCACTGCGGATGCCCATGAGTTCGCCCATTCGGCCGTCCGCTCGACCGGCTGCGCCGCAGCAGCACAGCACCTCCAGCGGCTACCGGCCGTTCGCCATCAACGATCGTGCAGTCGCCGACATGACCAATAACCAGCGAGCGGCTGGCGTTGGTGCGGGCGCCGCCGCGATCCGGGCGCAGGATCGGTCGGGCATCTCTCGCGGCAGGGGCCAGCAGTACATGGCCGACATTGCGGAGGCGTCGGGCCGTGAGGCCGCCGATGCTGCGGCGAACGCCACCGAGTCGGCGGCCGGGTTTGCCAACCAGAGCGCTCAGCGAGCCTACGAGAACACACGCGAAAGCGAGCGGATCGCCAACGAGGGACTGCTGGAGCGGTTGCGGTCGGCTCAGTCCTCCGAGCGGCTGGCTCGTCGCAACAACGCCCAGGACATGTACGAGGCATACCGGCGGGGCCAGTTCGGCCTCGACTCCCAGCGATTGGATTTGGCGCCATTGCTGGCCCGACTGTTTGACGACCTGTGACAAGGAGTGCGCACATGGACGCTGGCGAACTGGACATTGAAGACCTTCCGCCGAAGGCTCTTCGGAAGTTGATCCGCAGCATGATGGCCAAGGTCGGCAAGCCTCGCGATGCGAAGTCCGACGAGGACGCCGACGAGGAGCGTGAGGCTCTCGCGGACCTCAAGGAAGAGACCAAAGGCAAGGCCCCAAAGATCCCGGTGATCGAGGACGATCTCCCGCCCGAGCTTCGTGCTGACGAGGACGACGAGGACGAGACGCCCAAGAAGGCGAAGCGAAAGGGCAAGTAATGAGCGTCACGGAAGCAATTCTTCGTCGCGTTCGCGAGGCGTCCCAGCGGACAGCCGCTGCTGGCGCCATGCCCGCGCGTGGCTTTGTGCCTAAGCAGCCCACGCCGACCGTAGATCTCACACTTCGTCGAAACCTGATCGAAAAGGCGAGGCGGGGCGAGCCGCTGTCTGATCGCGAGATGGAGATTGTCCGCAGGGCCTCGCTCGAGCAGCAGGCTGGCCTCCAGGAACCTTTAGGCGATGTGGCCGCACAGGCTGAGGCCCCCGCCGTTGCAGTCCCCGCCGCCAACGCAGACGCCGTTCCCCAAGGGGCCGTCGCCGTTATGGGCGATGGCGGCAAGTTCTATCTGGTAGACGCCGGAGGGAACGCGCTCGAAGAGGTTGCGCAGGTCCGGCGGAACATCTACTCCCTGCCCAACGGCACCATGCTGCAACTGGCCGACGACGGTGCAGGATTCGAGGTGCTGCCCGGTGACCTGACTACGACCAGCGGCCGTGCGGCCGACAACTTGGAGGCGTCCGGCGTCGAGCTGAGCCCGACAGGCGCCAGGGGCAGGGGCCGCCAGAAGAAGGGGCCGTCGAAGATCGACAAGCTGGCCGACGACATTCGCCAAGCGACCACTCCGGCTGCTGGCGAAGAGGCCCTCGCCAACACCAAGGCAATCCGCGCACGGATTGACGCTCTACAGCCCGAAGAGCTGGATGCGCTCCTGTCGCACCCGTCGCTGGCGGAAGGCATTGAGTCTGTGGCTGCGAAGAGAGACCCCGCTGCCCGGGAGGCCGCCATCAGCCGGGCTCGAGAGCGGCTCAAGGCTGTGCGCAACGAACCGTCTACTACTGATCGCGCAGCCGGGCAACTCGTGGAAGCGAGTCAGGCACGCGATGCCGCTCGCGCGCCAGCCACAGCCAACCCGGCAGCGCCGACCGCCAGGGTCGCTTTCGAGCAAGCCCGCGATGCTGCGAGGTCATTGCTTCCCGCTGGGGATTTCAACGCAGCCGCTGCGGCCTACAACGGGCTCTCTCCTGATGCCCGCGCTGCACTGCTTGCCAGTTCTCGGGACGGCACGGCTAAGGCCATCCTCGATGCTGCCGACCTTTTTGTTCGCCGCCAGAACCCAGACCTTGACGGCGATGCCTTGATGGTGGCACGCACAAAAATCCAGCGTGACCTTAAGGCGGGCGCTGCGTTGCCGGACGAACTGGTCCAGAGCATTTCGGCGCCGACGAACGAGCTTGACGCCCTGTTTATCAATCTTAACGGTGCCATGAAGGCTGGGGACACGGAGGCCGCAGATGCCCTGCGCGCACAAATCCAGGCCGCCGCACAGTTGGACCCCGAAGCCGCCCGTCAGGCCCAGCGGTCTTATCTCGGCCGCCGGGCCCTTGCTGATGGAATCGGCCGCTCAATGCAGGCCGACCGGATTTCCACAGAGGCCGCTGCGCTCCGCTCTGCCGAGATCGCTCCTTCGCCCCGCCCTGTGCTTGCCCCTGGAGCCCGCCAGCCCGAAGTGCAGGCGTTCGACCGACAGCCCAACGAGATGCCCACCGACGCAGACGAGGCCCGCTCGCTTGGTCGCGAGGCTGCACTGGAGCGGGCCGACAGGGCCCCGCTGGGCGGCATGGCAGATGACGCTCGCCGGGAAGTCTTTGGCGACGATCTGCCCGTCTTCTTGCGAGGGAGGGATCGCAATCCTCCGCTGGAGACTCGCAGGCGAAACGAGCGGCCGGACACTCGCGACGTCGATTCCGTCGCCAAGGCCGAGCAGTTGGAGCAGGAGGTTGCTCAGGCTCAGCAGGCCGTTGATGCCGCCGCTGACCCGGCGGCTCGCGTGGCCGCCCTGGCCCGACTCCAGAAAGCCTACTCCGCGATTGACAAGGCATACCCGCCGCGATTGGTCAACGACAGGACGGGCGAGGTCATCGCTCGCGTTACGCCAGCGCAGCGTCGCGGAGAGGGAATCCCGAAGGGCTATCGCCTCGAGACCGGCCGCCGGGCGTACGCCGACAGCAGCGTCAACAAGGCCAGCTCGCAGGACACCCTTGAAGACTTGTTCTTTGCCACCACCGGCTTCCGTCGGCGGGGCCGCAGGGCCATTTCAAACACCAACGCCGATGGCATGAGCGCCCAGGATCTCGGCGCCTCGCTGGACGATGCTCGCCTGGAGTTTGGCGACGACGTCTCTGAGTTTATTGACGACATCGACGGGGATTTCTCGTTCCGCGACGAGGTCAACGAACTGCTCGATACCCCGCCAGCGGGCCGCAAGCAGCAGGTCAGGGGAGGCCAGCCGCAGCAGAGCCGGGTGAGGGGTTCGCTTGAGCGAGGGTTTGGCGGCCGCAATCCGCTTGAATCTGGCATGACCGCAGAGGAGGTTGCCCGCGAGGTCGCATCTCGCGTTCGCGGCCTGCGTCCCGGCACGGCAACCTACGAAATGATGGTCGAGAGGTTCGCCAAGGCCGTGCAAGACACGTATGGCACTCCCCGCAACAATCCGATCGGCGCCATGGAGGCTCGAGGGGCTGCTCCCCGAACCTCCCGGCCCGAAGAGCCCGACGCGACTGTCATTCTGGACAGCAGCTCTACCGCCTCCGAAGCCGCAGAGGCTTACGCCAGGGGATTCCAGGCAGCGAAAAAGGCTGGCAAGTCCGATGACGAGGCTGTGGCGGCAGGCAACGCCGCTCGCAAGCAGTGGGGCCAAGAACTCAAGGCCGCCAGGACCGGCACGCTTCCGCCAGTCTCGGGCGACGACCTGCCCGCGACATCCGGCTCCCTCGACGATGCCGCCAGCACTCCCGCCGCCACTCCCGAAGATGCCAAACTGGATGCCTCTGCGACCGACCTTGGGGCCGTCGAGGGGGATTTGCCTGCACCTAGCCCGGCCGCCCAAAAGCTCGATGCTGAGGCCATGGCGGAAATCCAGGCTCGGGCCGATGTGGTCCGCGACGAAGCCTACGAGGCTGGCATTGCCAATGGTCTGTCAAAGCGTAAGGCCCAAGACGAGGCCAATGCCTTGCGGAAGGCATACGTAGACGAGCAGGTGGAGCGAGCCAAGCGGGCTGGTGCATCCGCCCCGCAAGCGGCCGCTGGCGACCTGCCGCCGCCGAAGGGCGACGTTGACGCTGCCCCAGCCGAATCAGCCCAGGCCGTCCCGGATCCTGAGATCGGTCGCGTCGATCCGGCCGACCTTCCTCCTGCCGCCGATGACCTTCCGCCACCAGCCGGTGACGTTGACGCACCAGCCGCCACGCCGGACGCCGACACACCGCCGAAGGCTGGCGATGACCTCCCGGCCCCAGAGGGCGACCTTGAGGCCGACAGGCCCAGGGCCGAAGGCGACACGCCCCCGCGAGGCAGGGACGGCGACGAGGGTGGCAGGCCCGCGCCAGAGTCGCTCCTGCGCAGGATCCGCAATGCGGGGTGGAAGTGGGGCTCCCGCGCCGCGATTGGCGGCGGTGTCCTCTGGGGTCTCGGCAGGCTCGCTGGCACCTCGAACGCCCCTGGCGGCCCGCACGTACCTCCACCCGGTGCCGGTGGTGGTGGCGGCGGCGGCGGCAATGGCCCTCCAGGCGGCCTCCCTGTGCCCTTCCCTCCCGGCGGGCAACCAGGGGCCGGAGACCCGGTGGCCGCAGCAGAGGCCGAGATCGAAGCTGCCTTGGAGAGCCTGAGGCGTGGCGAGAACCTCACGAGCCGACCCCCTCAGTACCAGACCTTCCAGCAATACAACCAGTTCGGTTGAGGAGAACCCCATGGGCTTGCGACCAGACGAACGAGAAGACTTCGCCCGGCAGTTTGCTGCGGCTCAGGATCCCTCGCACCGCGAGGAGATCCTCCAGCGTGCCGCTGGCTTCGGGCCCGGTGAAGCCCTTGGCGTGATGCGGCTGGCGGAAGCACGCAAGGCGAGGGGGCCGGTGCCTAACGTCACTCGCCCGCCGGTCGCATACTCGCCGCCCGCCGCACCTGCGCCCCAAGGCATCGCGGACGATGGCCCCGAGATCGCCTTGCCGGTCGATGCTCCGCAGCGGCCTGTCATGGTCGATATGAAGCCGGAGGACCGTGCTAGGGCCGCCGCCGAGCGGGCGTTTGCGGGCAACGCTCCTGCTGCTCCGGCCGTTGCTGCGGCTGCACCACCCGCCCCTGCCGCCCCGCCTCCTCCTGCGCCACCGCTGGCCCGTCAGCCCGATCCGGCGGCCCAGCCCGAAGCGCCAGGCATGCCTCAGGCTGCTGGGCCACAGGCCAATCGCGACGCGGCAATGCAGCGCAAGTTTGCTCTCGACATGACTGTTCGGTATGTGCATCTACTGCCGCCGAGCCAACGCAATGCAATCCTTGCGGCAGGTGAAATGCCCGGAGGAATGGAGAAGCTTCGGGAGTTCGGCCGCCTGCTGCGAGCGCAAGACCTGCAAAATCGTCGGCTTACGGCCAAGCAGCGTGCAAACGACTACAACCTGAGCCAGGACAACCGAAACCCCAACATCGCTCCCGGCATGCGGATCCGCAGCCTCATGCGCGCTGTGGACGAAAACAATCCCATGGCGGCGGCAGCGGTGAACGAAATCGCTGGCAATCCGATGGGGGCGGCGAGGTTCGGGGCCATGGACATCACGCAGCGGGCTGGCGATTCACAGGTCCAGGCGGCGAAGGCAGAGGCAGCAGGGAGGGCTGCGGAGGCGGCCGCTAAAAACCCCGAAACGCCACCGAAGCTGATCGGAGAAGAGGTTCAGCAACAACTGAGCACGGCCCTTGCTGTAGCGGATCCTACTCAGCGATACGAGTCCGTCTACCAAGTGGTCAAAAAGCTGCACCCCGAGAGCGGTGAAGGTCAATGGGCCGCAATCACTCAGAGCTACATTGCCGCCCACATGTTTCGGACCAACGGTGCGCAAGACCCGGCTGTCCTTAATCACCTCAACACGCTGCGCAAAAACAAGCCTGCGTTCATTGACTTTGCCGTCCGGCATCTTGGCATGAACCCGCAGCAGGCAGAGCTGTACTACAACAGCGGCCAAGCAACTCCCGAGCAGCAAGGCCAGCAGGCCGCGCAGGGCATGCAAGACGCCGCCACCGGAGCCGCAGGTTGGGCTAGTGGATTCTGGCGAGGTCTCACGGGCGGCGGCCAGCCAAATCCACAGGGGTAGTGCTGCATGAGCCTGTTCGCAGACGACATCTTCGGGCAGGCTGTCGGCCCCGCCACGCGACGGCGGAAGGCCGCTGGCCCCGCTCCGTTGTTTGGCGATGTGTTCGGCGGCGTGCCTCCCGACCAGGAGGAAGTCAGCCCCGAGTTGCAGGCGTCTGTCCTGGGTGAACTGGGCGAACTGACCGGCGGTACGCTGTCTCGCGTAGGTGACGCACTGGCCATGCCGGGCGACTACTTTCGCGGGCTGCTGGCCGGGAGTCCTGGCGAGCGGGTGACGGGTCGTGAACTGCTGCGCGACATGGGTCTGGCTGGGCAGGAAGACACGTGGGGCAACTTCCTGTCGGGCCTGGCCGTTGAGGTGGGAACCGACCCCTTGGCCATGCTAAGTGGCCCGGCCAAGGCGTTGACTCCCGCAGGCCGTGCTGCCCAGAAACTCGGTTTGCTGGACAATGCCCCAACCGCCGCCACCCGCAAGGCCATTCAGAGCGGGGCACTGGCGACTGCGGACGCACGGAAGGCTTTGCCGACCGTTGTGCAGCGCACTGCCGATAAGTTGGAGGCCACTGGCCGAACGCTCAGCACGCTTGATCCGGCCACTGTGGGCAGGCCGCTATACGGCACTCGCACCGCTCGCCGGGCCATCACGCTCGACGACACGATCAAGTATGCCGACAGCCCGCAAGCGGCCGAGCGTGAGGCCAGGGCGCTGCTGGGGGACACGGAGTTCAACCGCATCCGCAACCAGCGGCTGGCCGACAGTTTCGGCATCGGCTTGCCATTCCAGAACCCTAGTATCACGGGCGATTTCCTGGGCAAGGGCTTTGGCGACAACTACGCCGACGTCTTGGACACGCTTGGGCAAGCCTACCGCTGGAGCCCCGTTGGGCGGCAAATGTCGGCCCTGTTCGACAACAAGGTCGGCGGTGCCGTCGATGCCGAAGATCAACTCACCAACATTGCTTCCTTTAGGGCCAGGGAGCAGGCAGGTGGCGTAGCCGATAGCGCACACACCCTGCTGCTCTCGCGGGTGCAGCAATCGCACCCTGAGGTCTTCTCGGAGGACGGCAACCGCATCCTGGGTCGCTACCTCGAGGGGCCAGCGGCGATGCGGCCCGGCGACGAGGCGTACGTGCAGGCCAGGCCCGAACTGCTCAACTACGCCAACTGGTGGAAGAACAATCGGCAGGATTACCTGACCGGCGCCCGGGAACTCGGCCTCACGGCAGAGCAACTGGCCGACAAGTACGGCATCGAGTATCTGCCCCGCCGGGCGGATGCGGTGCTGGAGATGGAGTCTCGCCGCAACCGCCAACTGAACAACGCACTCTCGACGTTCACGGGCGACATGCTCCGCCGCACGGACGCCATGCAGGTGCCCGGTGGTCGCGAAACCATCCTGCGGCTGTCTCGCGACCCGGTGGTGGCGGGCGGGAAGCGGACGGCCACGACCGACACTGCCGCCGCCGTCCATATCCTCAAGGAACTCCAGCCGCTGGTGCCGCCAGGCGGACCAGACATCACGCTGGAGCAGGCCGAGAAGATTGCTCGCGTGCTGCACAAGTTGCCGTCAGAGGCACTCGACCGAGCGCCGCTGTTTGGGCAGCACCCGACCGAAATGATCGGCTCGTACATGCGCAACCGCAACGAGAGCATGGCGACGGCCAAGACGCTGTACGACTCCCTGGCGACGTTCGCTGAGGACGGTCTCTACACCGACATCCCGGGCGGTCGGCACATCTCCATGGAGGACGCGATCAAGCGTCTGGGATTGCGGTCATACGACGATTCTGCCGACGATCTCATGGACATCGTCGGTGATGGCGCTGCCGCGCGTGCCGTCAACGCTCGCCCCTTGTCTGGCGCCTCCAAGCAGATGCGTGAGCGCATCGCTGGGCTGCGGGGCATAGCCGACCCAGACCAAGTCAAACTGTCTGAAATCAGCATTCCAGAGGAGCATGTCAACCGGCTGCTCAGGGCACGGGACGTCTTCTCGGTGGACGAGGCTTCTGGCTCGCTGCTCCAGCAGCTCGACCACATCACCGCCGCCTGGAAAGGCTCAATCCTCACCTGGCCTGCCCGGGCGGTGCGCGATCTCTATAGCGGCGCCACCAGCAACTGGCTGGAGGGCGCCCTCGACCGCCGGTCTGTGCGGGCCGCCAGGGGGTTGCTGTCATCGGGGCCGGGCGACCAGACGTTCCTGGCGGAACTCCAGTCCATCCCTCGCTACCAGGGCATGGGGGCCGACGCCGTCAACCAGTTCTATTCGGACCTCGCAGGCACCGGGCTCGTCGCAGGCGGCTCGTCCACGGACATTGGCCTTGGACTCACTGGCAGGCGGGCCCTTGACGCCGCCCTGCCGGGAGCCACGCCGGTCAACGCTGGCACGATCCTTGGCGAGTTAGCCCCGCAGTCCGGCCGCACGTGGACCGAGTTTGCCCGAGACTTCGGCACGTGGCGGTCTAGCCTCAAGCCGCTGGCCGAGACGAAGAACCCCATCCTCCGTGCGGGCGAGCAGATGAACTCGCTGACGGACGGCATCAATCGCCTGAGCGGTTACCTTGCCTTGCTCAAGCAGGGCTTCACGCCGGAGGCTGCGGCCAGGGCGATGAAGCGGGCCCACGTGGACTATACGAGCCTTAGCGGCTTCGAGCGCAACGTACTCCGCCGGGTTTTTCCTTGGTACTCCTACCAGAGCAGGATTTTCGGGGAGGTGTTGCGGCAACTGTCCGAGCAACCCGGCGGCCGGTACGGGCAACTGGTGCGAGCCACCGAGTCAGTGCAGGACGATGTGGACGACGACGCCTACATCACCAGCGACCTTCGTTCGCAGTTTGCCGTGCCGATCCCGGAGGAGTGGGGCGGCGTTCCGGCACCGGGCACGCAGACCTACCTCACCGACCTCGACTTCCCAGGCTTCGATCAGATCAACATGCTCGAGACTCCCGGCACGGTCTCAGGTGCCGCAACCGGCACGATGCGGCAGGTGGGCATGCAATTGCATCCCGGGCTGCGGACTCTGGCGGAACTCATGTCGGGCCAGGACTTCTTTACCCGCCGCCCGGTTGGCGAAAGCACCAGCACGCTGGATTCCATTCTGCGATCTGTCACGGGCAACCCAGACGCCAACGTCCCGGCCATCATCGAGAAGCCCGTCGAGATGATGCCGTTCGTCGGTCGCCCGCTATATGCCGCACGCTCGCTCCTGGACGATCGCGGTGGGCAGTCGCTTGCCCAGCGAGCCATCAAGACCAGCCTCAACGCCACGACCGGCCTGAAGGTGCGAGACAAGACGCAGGAAGACATCCTCCGCGATCAGGTGCGGCAGCTCCAGGAAAGCGTGGACCCTTACACCCGCGAGTTCACGACGAGCTACATCCCCGAGAACCTCCAGCCCTACGTGCCCAACTGGGCGCTCGACCGCATGGCCGTCTCCCGGTCGCTCGACCGCGAGCGTCGGGCGGCTCGCCGCAAGCCGCGACGCAAAGAGCGTGAACGCTCGGCCACCGGCCAGCTATTCGAGTAGCACAGGCGTCTGCGGAATCTGTCCTCGCACCTGGGACCAGTCGATATAGAACCGCTCGGCCAGCCCGACCGTCTTGTGTCCCAAGTGCAGGCGAGCCTTGCCGGGCTGGAGGATCTCCACGTGCGTGGCCCCCGACCTCCTGAGCCACTTGCTGGACCCGGGCAGGTCAAGCCGCTTGAGGAATCGCCGCAGCCGCCGCCACCCCGACTCCTTGACCATTGCCCAGCCCAGCACTCGCCCATCGGGAGAGCCCTCCAGCATTGCAGTGACTGCCGCCATGCAGGCCGGAGTCAACTTTTTTGACAACGGCACGCCGGTCTTCCCCTGCGTCCAGGCAACCGTGTCGCCAAAGAAATCCGACCGCCGGAGGTTCCACAAGTCCTCCTGGCGAGCCCCTGTCTCGTACCCGAGCAGCAGCCAGCACCTCAGGAAAACCCCGAGCCTTGCCCCCGATCGCAGCAAAATCCCGTCGTCTTGGAAAGTGGCCTTGACGGCCGTACAGCACTGCTCTAAAGTCCACGCCCGAACTGGTGGCCTCGACACTTTGATCTTGACGAGACCACGCGGCATGGAATCCACTAGCCCACGTTCATAAGCAAAACGCCACAGGCTCAGGATGAGCACTCTCTCGGGAGCAACGGTCACGGAGCGGACCTCCGATAGCCTCTTGCGGAGGTATCGGTTGCACCACTCCACGCTGACCCAGCGGCACCCGGCAGCAGCCGCTCGGACTCGCCGAGCGTAGGACTGGTTCACGATTCGCTCGCGGAGATACGCCTCCGCCACCCTTGGAAAAGACTTCATGTTTCTCGCCACCCAAAGCAATGGAGTGCAAGAAACCGAACAGGTGCGCACGGATGGTCAGGCCAGCACAGCCGATACGATCGGCACGGCTTTCGGCTTGAACATCACGAACGTCCTGTCCGGAGGCACACCATCGCTCCTTTCTGTTGATCTTCGGCGGGGAGAGCCTAACGCCGACTATCACGCTGACCAGACGTACAGGTCATGCAGCACGATCAAAACATTCCTTGACTCGCCGCTCCTGTACCACCAGCGGTACATCGCCAAGACGCTCCCGCCGTTCAGCAGCCCGGCCATGTCGCACGGCACGATGCTGCATTCGTGGCTGGAGCATGGCGACGACTTCCTTGAGTCGCTGGTGGTGCCTCCAACTGAAAGGCTAACCGCGACGGGCCTGCTGGGCAAAGATGCCGAGAAATGGGCCGAAAACGAGGCTCCTCCCGGCAGCACGCTCATTTCGCCCAAGGAGAAGGCCCAGCTTCTCGCTGAGGTGGCGGCCATCCGGCGTCACCCGGCCTGCGTCGAGATGCTCGACCAGATCGTCGATCGCGAGGCCAGCGTCCGCTGGGTCTCGCCGGACGGGCACTACCTCAAGTGCCGCTACGACGCCCGCACTCCAGACTTCTGGATCGACCTCAAGACGACCAGCGAGCAGGACATCCTGGCTGGCTTCTGGAGTCCGGTGCTGAAGTACCGATACCACCTGCAAGATGCGTGGTATCGCTGCGGCATGGAGGCGTGTGGCCTAGAGCCCGCCCCGCTGCGGTTCATCGTTGTCAGCACATCGCTGCCGCACGACTGCCAAGTCGTGACGCTTCCCGACGCCATCGTTGCGGAAGGTCGGCGGCTCATGGACCGAGCGCTCGCTGACTTGCGAGTGCGAGAAGACCTCGACTGGTGGTTGCCGGACACGCACGGCGAGGTTGTGGAGTTGTCTTTTCCGGCTCATGTCATGGGGAGGATTTCGTGAACAGGGTATTCGACGCATCGGTGTGGAACGCCAACAGCGACCACGTGGATCAGATTTCTGAGGCCATGGCACAAGCCTTCGGCCAGTTGAGCAACGTCGTGCGGAACAAGGTTTCGCACTTCGCCAAGAAGGGCAAGGACGGCAAGCCGGTCCCCGACTACGCCGACCTTGCTTCGTGCTTTGAGTGCATCCGTGCCGCCTACGCCACGAACGGCCTGTCCGTGCGGCAGACGTTCCATCCGTACGGCGAGGACGGGACGATCTATCTCGTCACGACCGTGCGGCACAAGAGCGGTCAGTTTGAGCGGTCCTACCTGCCCATGCCGGGCCGGGTGCCGCCACAGGAACTCGCCAAGGCGGCGACGTACCTCAAGCGAATCGCCCTGTGTGCCATCACGGGGATCGCTGCGGACGATGACGATGACGGCGAGCAGGCCGAGCGGTCGCATGCAGCGGCTGCGGCCGACAGCGAGAAGCGATGGGAGAAGGCCATTGCCTCCAAGTTGGGAGAGGCCAAGAAGCCCGACGCCGTCGCCGCTGTTCTCGACCAGATCGCCAGGGGCTCTGCCAGCGGGCATCTATCTGAGGCTGCGGCCACGCGACTGCGGGTCATGGCCAACGAAACGGCGGCCAAGCTCCAGCCGAAGCCGGTCGTTGAGGTGACGAAGGACTCCAACAACAAGAAGTCGCCGCAGCCTGCGGCCGTTTCGTGATGAATCAGGCAGGGGCGAAGCCTTCCTCCACCGGCGAGCCGGACGCCGTCAGCCCCATCCGGCACCAACACACCATGTTTCAGTACGAGCAACTACACGCGGTCTCGATGGCTGTCTCTGGGCGTGCCCAGGCCGGAACCCTCGACCACGAAAGCGCACTCAAGTTCTGCACCCATCTGCTGCCGCAGTTGCTGGTTGAGTTTGAGATTGCCCGTCGCGTCGAGGATCGGCTGGCAACGATGTTTCCGGCTGCGGCAGAGCCGGAACCTGTGCTACCGCCCAAGTCAGCCCGCCGAGCCCGCAAGCCACGAAAGGGGAAGCGCTGATGGTCATGCTCCGTGACTACCAGAAGAGGGCCGTCCACGCAGTCTGCAAGGCCGCCAAGGCCGGGCACCGTCGCATCGTCGTGTGCCAGCCGGTCGGCAGCGGCAAGACGGAGGTGCAGGCGGAGCTGTGCCGCCTTGCCCGATACCCGCTAGGGATCGTGCCGCTGGTGGATCTCATGCGGCAGAACCGCGACCGGCTGGAGCTGCGGCTCGGAGAGCAGTGCGACATCGAGCAGGGCGGCAACTACGCGGAGTCCATCGAGGGCCTGCGAAACCGCGTGATCGTCGGCTCCCGAGACAGCCTGCTGTCGAGCAATCGGTACAAGGCCCGGGCCTACGATCGCGTCACGCTGGTGCTGGTGGACGAGTGCCACGTGGGCATCACGCCTCGCATGGAGGAGATGCTCCGGTGGTTTGAGGATCGAGGGGCCACGATCGTCGGCTTCTCGGCCACGCCCTACAAGGGGAAGGGCAAGGCACTGCGGTACTGGCCGCGCCCGCAGATTGTGTACTCGCTGATGGAGGGGATTAGCGACGGCTACCTCGTCGGCCCAACCTGCTTCCTGTCGGAGGCCAAGTCGTTCGATCTCTCGCTGGTCGAGGACGTTGCGGGCGAGTGGAATGAGGAGCGACTGGCTGCTGTACTCGCGGCCGAACACTTTGCCCAGGAGGTCTCGAGCCTCGTCCTCCAGACGCACAAGGGCCAGCCCTCTGTGATCTACGCCGCTCACGTTCGGCAGGCCAGCCTACTGGCGGAAGTGTTCCAGCGGTACGGGGCGAAGGTGGCCATCGTCCACTCCAAGCAGAACCCGCTGGTTCGCAAGGAGAACATGGATGCTTTCGTTGGCGGCGAGACCAACATCATCATCAACGTGGGCGTCCTGGGGTACGGCTGGGATTTCCCAAGGCTGCGAAACATCTATATGGCGGCCCCGACACGCAGCCTCTCACGCTATGAGCAACGGCTCGGTCGCGGAACCCGTCCGCTGCCGGGAGTCGTTCACTCCGAGATGACCCGCGACGAGCGGCTGGCGGCCATTCGGAACAGCGACAAGCCCACGTTCAACCTGTACGACATCACCGACGCCAGCCGCAGCCACCAACTGCTCTCGGCCCTGGACGTTCTGGATGCCAAGTGCCGCAAGTCGGCCAAGCGGCGGCAGACGATCCGGGATCTCCTGACGTCTGATGGCGTCGATGCCGTCGAGGCCATGCGTCAGGCCGACGAAATGGAGCATGCCGAACTGGCCCTCCAGGCACAGGAACTGATCGAGAAGCGGAAGCGCCTGGTCGTCGGCGTGACCTTCGACCATGAGACCCGCGACCTGTTCTCCGAGCCGGAGGGCAAGAAGAAGCGTGGCTGGCGGATGCTTTACGGCAAGTACAAGGGCCAGCCCATCGACAGCCTTCCTGCCAGCTATCTGGCCTGGGTGCTGGACTCGACCAAGAAGGACTCTCCGTTCAAGTCTGCGGTACGGCACGCACTGGCTAAGCGCAAGGAAGCGACGGCCACTCACTGAGAGGCGGCATGGGCAAGGGACTGTCTGATGGACGTTACATCTGTGAGATCGGCATGTCGCTGGCTGTGGCGCAACTACTGCGCTCCGGCTATCAAGTCGCTCTCCCGATCATTGATGACGGCTATGACATCTTGGCCTTGGATGGTCGCCGCTGCTGGCGGATCCAAGTCAAGGCAACGGCTCGCACTTCCGGGAAGAACCGATCCCGGGTGCGCATATCGCGTGGCGGCCGCAAGCAGTTGCGATATGACGCGACTCAGGTCGATGCGTTCGTTATCACGAACATATCGACCGGGCTACTGCTCTGCGTGCCGTTTGCCAAGGCAGCGGGCCGCAGTTGGATCAACCTTGCCATTGGCGAACAGTACGCCGACTTCAACCTCCTGAGGAGAGTTAAGCCGAACAAGCACTGACAGACAACTTAAACGGCTGCGTGGGTTGGGAAAACCTCTGGCACGCAGACGCATGACCCACGACCAGAAGGGATCGTGACGAAAGTGGGTACGGCCAGCCGCAAGCGACAGGGCCAAGTCACGCGGGCAGCAGGATGCTCGATAAGCAGGTCGCAAGCCTCCGCCCCTGCGGCAAGGAGGACACCCGAAAGCGTCCTAACGAGCAGCGGACAGGGTGGCGGCTAACCCCAGCATCACGCTGGGGATTAGTCGCCGTCCACCCATTGCGAGCCTTCAAGCAACAGACAGGGCCTCCATGACACAGGACTTAGCGCAACAGGAAGAAGGGGTGGTTGATCAGATGAAAGGGTTTTTGTCACTGGCGATTGGAAAGTTGATGGCATCCAACGACGCTCTGGCAACGGCTGGCCGATTGGCTGGACGCCTCCGGCGGCGGCGGCCGGTCTTCGTTGAGGAAATCACTGACGTTCGCGACCCGGGCGGATCGCCGCTGATTCGGTGGTCGGTGATCTTGCAGTCCCGCGAAGACGCCCTGGAGTTTGACGGTGCGGTCCTGCGTCTAGCCCGAGCAGTCTCGGAGGAGGAGGAGTGAGCCATGCTGTGCTATCTGCCTTTGCTGACAAGTTCCAGTTTTGTGCGGTGTGCTGGAGCCGAGAAAGGCTTCACATTCACCATCTCGTCGGAGGCGCCGGAAGGAAGCACGACCGCAGAAACCTTCTGCGTCTGTGCATGTGGTGCCATCACGGTCTTCACTCAGGCGGGGTGCATAACCTCACGCCAGGGATGTGCCTTGCTGCCAAGCGTGAGGTGGATGACTCCCACTACGACCCGACGTTTCTCGCCAGCCTGCGGCACCGCAGGCATCTTGGCTACGGCCCGGAGGTGTATCCGGGACGCGTTCTCTGGCATCGCAGCCGCAATGGGATTCCGCAGGAGCTGATCGACATGGCAATCAACAGTCGCCGCAAGGGCAAGGTCGGGGAGCTCGAGGCCGCCAGTGAGCTGAATCGCTTGCTGCCGAAGTCGTTGGCTCGTCGGGCACAGCAGCACAGCGGCACCGAGAGTGCGTCCGACCTGATTGCTCCTGGCCTCCCGGGCCTGTGGCTGGAGGTCAAGCGGGTGCAAAAGCTGAACCTCACTGAGGTGATGGATAAGTCGAGGGAGCAGTGCGGGGCGCTTGTGCCTGTGGTGCTTCATCGCAAGAACGACGCGGAATGGCTGGTGACATTTCCGCTTGAGCAGATCCAGCAGTTCGTGCAGCAGATTCAAGGAGGGATGTGATGCCTAAGAATCATGAGTTTCTCATCAACAAGGTGCGATGGCTGTGGCGATACGCCCGGCTTCGTGGGTCTGCGGACGGCTATGCGTTCGTCAAGACGCCGAAGACTCCAAGCACGCCTGAGCGAATCCTGATCGACGAGCGACTGTCTGGCCGCAAGCGGCTTGAAATCGAGATCCACGAATTCCTTCATGCGGCAAATCCCACGCATGACGAGGAGCATGTCACCCAGCAGGGGCGCGACCTGTCTCGCATCCTGTGGGCGTTGGGCTACCGGCCCAAGGAGGGGCAATGAAGGTAGATCTTGAGTGGTTCGAGGTCAGTCGGGCCGCACTGGTTGGCGTCTCTCGCAACGTCGAGGCGATGCGCAAGCAGTGTCAGAATCGCAGCACGGTGCCCGACGACTGGGGCATCCACATCCTTGGTGCGCTGGGCGAGTGCGCGTTCGCCAAGGCAACGAACAGGTACTGGAACGGCAGCGTCAACACCTTCAAGCGTGGCGGCGACGTTGGTCGCATCCAGGTTCGGACCCGAGCAAGGCACGACCACGATCTGATCGTGCGACCCCAGGACAAGAGTGAGGATGTCTTCGTCTTGGTGACGGGCGGCCCCAGCAGCTTTGAGATTCAAGGCTGGTGCGTAGGCGAAGAGGCCAAGCAGGATGCGTTCACTGCCAATCATGGCGGCTACGGAGAGGCGTACTTCGTGCCAGCCAAGTCCCTGCGGACCCCAGAGCAACTCGTAGTGGGAGGTGAGGAATGAAGAAGACGATCATGCAGACCTACACCGGCAAGCTCATCGACTTGTCGCACTTCCGGCCGAGTGACGTTCGGCTCCCGGACATCGCCCACGCTCTCGCTTGCATCAATCGCTTTACCGGGCACAGCCGGGTGCCGTACTCGGTCGCCCAGCACAGCGTTCTGGTCAGTGAGCTGACCCCGCCCGAGCATGCCCTCTGGGGGCTTTTGCACGACGCCAGCGAGGCATACCTGGGGGACGTTGCCACGCCGCTCAAGTCCATGCTCGACGGCTATCGCGAGCTTGAGGAGGACGTCCAGCGGTCGATCGCCACGCACTTCGGCCTCCAGTGGCCGATGCCAGGGGCCGTTCACGTGGCCGACCGGCAGGCCCTGATGGCCGAGAAGCGAGACCTCATAACGGTGAACAACGACTGGGGAATCGATGCCCAGCCTGCGGCAGTTGTGGTAGTGCCCTGTGGATGGGCGCATGCCAAGGAGCAGTTCGAGAAGAGGTTTAAGGAGTTGTACCGATGAAGACTGTGGAGCGGTCGAAGGTGATGTACGAGAGCGGTGCGGTGCGGTCGAGCGATGCTGAGGAGACTCGCTATGACCTCATTACGCCGGTTGGATTGGCAGCGGTGGCACGGGCGTGTGCGGAAGGTGCGCAGAGGTACGGCGACTTCAACTGGGAGAAGGGCATGCCCGCAAACGACATGCTCAATCACGCCATCAGGCACCTGTACATGTTCCTTGGAGGGGACAGGGCGGAGGATCACTTGGGTCATGCGGCGTGGAATGTCATGGCGGCAATCCACTCCCTCGAGGTCTGGCCGGAGATCAACGAGGGCACCTTGCGTTCCGGCTTTTTGGAACCACCGGGAGGTTGAATGCGAGACGTCGCCGTAACGGACTACGACGACCAGGGGATTGTTGAGCACTGCGAAGCCGGGTGGAGGCGGTTTTGCTGTGACGCCATAGCCAGGGCGTACTTTCACCTGCGGGCCTTGGGCCGCCGGGCGGCCGGGTGCGGCGGTGCGGTGCGTTGGCCGCGAGACAGGATGGCCAAGGAGGTTCTTCGGCGGCAGGTAGCCGCCTGCACGTGGGTTTTCAATGGCACTGGCGGCGAGTTCACCTTCGACCAGACCTGCGCGGACGTTGGCCTAGACCCGGATTTGCTGCGTCGGAAGTTCGTGTCCGCGTGCGGTCTTCCCAGGGACATAAATCTATTGGTCCGCATGGTCCAGTCCAAGAAGGAGCGCTCCCGTGATCTCTCTCTCAGACAAGATTCGCCTGCTTGTGGAGTGGGCTCCGGGCTTGTCGCTGCTGTCCGCGCTGTCCGCAGCTCGGACGCCCGCCGACCGGGCCGACGCGGCGCTCAAGCTCATGCAGTTTGTTGCTACCAAAACGGCCACTCCGATTGACGACGAGGTCGTGGCTCGGCTGCGAGCCTTGCTCCAGACCAAGGAGGGCTACGAACTGTTTGAGTACGTGGTCGGGCTGGTCTCTGCATTGACGGTCAAGGAGGCTCTGGCGTCGTGACCCTGGAGCAGCTTCTCCGTACTGCGGCGGTGGTGGCGGCGGTGGTCGTCCTGGCGGCTCCGTATCAAGACCTCATCGTGGCCAAGGCCCGGGCGGCCGCAGGCTGGATTCAGTCGCACGCGGGTGGTATCAGTCGCGTGGTGGCCGCCTTGCTGATCGTAGCGGCTGCGTGGGGGAAGTTCCCGACCCCGACGTTCATGGTTGACCTTCCCAGGGCTGGGGTTGCCGTCCCCGAGCCGAGCATTGCCCTGCGTGCGTTGGTTGGTCCCGTGCGGCAAGCCCTCGAAGGGGCCACTCCGCAGGCCCGGGCGGCGTGGTCGGATGTCTGGAGCAAGGCCGCCAAGGTCGTGGAGGCCGAGACGGCGGAGAAAGACCAGATCTTCAAGGACGTTCCGTCGCTTCGGATCCTGACCGTAACGGCCCTGGACATCGGCTGGCGGCGGCTGTCGGGCGTCGCCCCTGGCTCGCTGCCAGGGCTTAAGGCGGGCGTCGAGGAAGCACTGGCGTCGGCCGTCGGCAAGGACGCAAGGCCCCTCACGGACGAAATGCGGGCCTCCTACGTGGATGTGGCCATGGCTCTGGCGTGGGCTGGGCAGAGGTGACCGGTGGCGAACTACCATTCGTTTGGCTACGTCCCGGATCCGGCTGGGGCAGAGAGGTTTGCAGCCTCGCTGCCTCACCCGACGTTCTCGTCTGCGGCCCCTGACTGCACGGCCAGCGGCAAGGACGTCTTCCTGTGGCCAGCCCTCCTGCAATGCTCCCCCCGCTGGAAGCGAGGGAGTCAGGGTTCGGTGGGTTCGTGCGTCGGCTGGGCGGCCAGCCTGGGGGTGGACGTCACGGCGGCCTGCGACATCGCCTACCGGCATGAGCCAGAGGAGTGGCGGGGCCGCACCATCGAAAGTTCCCTGTACGGCTTCTCCCGTGTCGAGGCGCGTGGGCAGAAGGTGAACACTGGGGGCGACGGCTCGACTGGCTGGCACGCCGCCAAGGCCATTCGCGAGCTTGGGTGCCTCCACTACGGCGTGGACTACGGCGGCGTGGTGATCCAGGAGAAGGGCAAGGAGGCGAGGGACAGAGACTGGGGCCGCAATGGAGTGCCAGACAAGCTCGAGCCTTTCGCGAAGGAGCGGCGGTGCAGCGAGGTGACGCTGGTCACCACGTTCGAGGAGGCGGCCGCTGCCATCTCCAACGGCTTCCCGGTCGTGGTCTGCTCGGGAGTCGGCTTTAGCATGACCCGGGACGACGACGGCTTCTGCCGCCCTGGTCCGACTTGGTGGCACGCCATGCTCCTGGCAGCGGTGAGGTGGGGCAAGCGGCCCGGCCTCAAGTGCTTCAACTCCTGGGGGGACAGTAACACTCGCGGCAAGCACTACCCCGAAGACCTGCCTCCTGCGATTGCCAACTGCTCGTTTTGGATCGACGCCGACGTCTGCACCCGCATGCTGTCGGGTCGCGACTCCTACGCCTATGCGGGGTACAGCGGATTCCGCGTGACCCAGATCCCCGACTGGACTGGAGGTGCGCTGTGAGGCCGCTCCTTGTGTCCCTTGCCCTGCTGGCGGGCTGCGTTCCCGGAGACGATCCGTCCATCACGGCAGACCTTGCCGTCGAGACGGCCTGTGGGCTTGCCCGCAGTGAAGCGGATACGCCAGACGATGTGGCCCCGAAGCCGGGCGACCCGTGCCCCAACTGCAACGGTCGCGGGTACGTCGGGGACGGCACTGTGCGCGTAACTTGTCAGGCGTGCGGCGGCGGCAAGGTGGTGAAGTCAGTCCTGGTGCGAGAGTGCCAGGGGGGGCAGTGCAATCTGCGGGGCCTGTGAGCATGGACGAGCTGACTGATTACGTCCGGCGCAGGCTCCCGATCAAGGCTCGGCTCATCGGACCGGAGCGGCTGCGAGCAATCGTAGAGATGGCTGTGTCGCGATGGCCCGCCGACGAACTGTCCGGCTGTCAGCGCGGCTCTTCGCAAGAGGAGGCACTGCTCCAAACGCTGTCCCAGCAAGTCGGCTTGAGTTACCAAGCCACTCGCCCAGGCGACAACACCTACGGGTTTGTCTGGGTGTTCCTGCTCTCGGCGGTTCTTTCTGGGGTGGTGCAAGCGATCCTTCGGTGGTGGCTCGAGAAAGAAGGCAATCGCCACTCGATGGCGGCATGGAAACGGGGGGCGGCATGAGCGGAGAGAGCGTGTATGAGGTAGGGCTGCGAGCCCTGGAGCGGTACGGATTTGGCCTGGTTTTGGCGTCTGCCGTGCTGTGGTTCGTGCGTATCGACATTGTCTTGCCAATGGTAGAGTCGCACCGAGAGTTCCTCCGGGAGATGTCGGACACCCAGCGGCAGATTTCGGCAGCGGTGGCAGAGCAAACGCGATTGCTTTACGCACTCCAGCCACCGCACGGCGGCCCAGCGGATGCCAGGGATTAGGCAATGCAAGACAAGGACTTCAAGGCCGACATCCACAGCAGGACGGCGGCAGACTGGACGCTAGAGAATCCCTTCCTCCCGAAGAACGACCTTGGTGTCGAGATGGATACCGGTCGCATGAAGCTCGGAGTGGGCCAGCGATGGGCGTCCACGAATCACCTTCCGCCGCCCGGGTTCGTGGGCTTCACGAACATCGTCGCCCTCACCCAGGCGGCGTACACCGCACTCGCCGTGAAAGACCCCCAGACCCTCTACATCATCACCTAGCATGGCTGCGGCAGTCGGCACAACCAGCGTCCTTTTTCGCGTCGGCAGCGGCTCGCCGTCGAAGGTG